CAACTCCAGTAACTGTTAAAGAGCCACTCATAGTATCACTTGCATCATTCTTTAGAAAGGCATCATCTACATTAAAAGTAGTGCCTGATAAGGATATATTTGTTCCTGCTGAATAAGTGTCACCACCAATTTCACGCATAGTTCCGTTATCGTTAATATATAACTTATTATTCGTGTAATCCCAAGCTAGTTCGTAAGGCCAAACACCGCCTGATCCATCAGCTCCAGCTGCAGGTGCACCATCACCTCTTTTTATTTTAACTCCAGAAGGCATTAATTACTCCTATTAGTTAGCGTATGTACCGCAGTCAATTGTAGCATTTGTAATAGTTGTAGTATCTAGATTAGCTACTAATGTTCCTTTAGTAAATCCACTCATATTACCAGTGCTAGAAGCTGTTGCTGTTGTAGTTCCTAAAGTCCATTTATCTGCACTTTCATCCCAAAATAATGTAGCATTATCTCCTGTAGAACCACGTTCTATAATAATACCACAATCATTTGCATTACTTCCTGCTCCACTATTTAGTTCCATTAATGGATCATCTAAAGTAGTGTTAGTGCTATTTACTGTAGTAGTTGTACCATTTACTGTTAAATCTCCAGTAACTGTTAAAGCAGATGCAATTGTAATACTATCTGCTAATTTATCACCAGTAACTGCATTATCTGCAATATGTGCTGTATCAATAGATCCGTCTACATATTGATCACTATCTACTGAATTAGCTGACATGTGTGCTAAATCAACGGAACCATCAGTTATATGTTCACTGTTTACTGCATCATCTGCTAGTTTTGCTCCAGTAACTGCATCAGCTGCTAATTCAGCTGTTGCTACTCCAAGATCTTTAATTTGTACTGCACCACTACTAACTGTAAAATTATTTGTAGAAAAAGATGCTTTACCTTTAACACTTGATGTTGCATCAGGAACTGAAACTTCTAAATCAGTTACTGTTACTGTATCACTTGCTGTTTGTTTACCTATGTATAGTTTACCAGCAGCGTTATCCCAAGCTAATTCACCATATAAAAGTGAGCTTGGAGCACCTGCACTGGCACCATATACACTTTTTTTAATTTGTATTGTTGTCGCCATAGTTTATTCTCCCATTATGGTTGATAGCTACCGCCATCTAATGTGTTATCGTCAATCCACTTGGAACTGCTTGTATCATATCTTAATACAGCTCCATCTGCTGGACTTGTTAGATTTATATCATCTAACTCATGTAAATTAGTGTCTCCACTAAAACTTGTTGCAGAAGTAATAGTTACATCTGCTGATCCGTTATCTACTTTAAAACTTCCATTATCATAAAATACTAGTTTAGTATAAACGTCTTTAATTCTATTTGGTTTTGTTAAGCTTCCACCCATTAATAATTTACTCCTACGTTGTCATATGTTGGCTCAGAAGGATTGCTTACATCCGAAAATGAAGCAGAACTTCCTCCGACTGAACTAAAAGTTGGATTACCAGGATTAGTAATATCTGTATAAATACTGCTTGATGCATATGATTCATTAGCAAATGTTGGATTAGATGGAATACTTAAATTTGTATACTCAGAATTAACATCATCATTAAATGAATCAATTGTTTCATTAAAAGTTGAATTAACAGCACTTAAATACTGTAATCCCAGTTCTCCGTTTTTCCAATTATTTGCCATTACATATCATGTTGTTTTATTTGAAACGACCCACTTACTCTTCCTCTATTAGCAAAAGTTTTTCCTTCTTTAACACCTTTTTCAAATTTCATTTCAAAGTATTGAGCCATTCTTGGATCTGCATCTTGTTCATATCCTAATTGAATAGCTCTATCTACTAAATATTGATGAAATTGAGTTGGTATATCAGGATCATCAGTTAAGTCAGCTCCAGCTACATCTAAAGTTTTAAGTGCAGTTGGTTTTTTATAATAAAATAATGTTATTTCATAAACAGCATCAGGGGACTTAAACCTATTTTTTTCACTTGTTAAAGGATCGTATAATGCTATCCCTATTGAATCACGTTCTATCCACCAAACATACTGTTTAGAAATTCTGGTATAAATTCTGCTATAATTTGTAGTTGCCATTAGTCAATATCCCTATAATGAGGCCTTCCTACTAACCTCTTAATGTTAAAAGTATCTCCATCTGAATTTTTCATATCTACAGATTTAATCTCTAGTATTTCATCTTTTAATCCATAGTATCTTGTTCCATCTGCTGTATTAAATTTAGTTGCACCATCTAATATTAAAGTTCTTGCACAAAATTCATCTTGTGCTTGGTTTAATAATGTTATAACTTCATTTACTCCAAGATCTGGATGATGTTTTTGAACTAATTCTATCATTTTTTGTAGTTTCATTCTTCTCCTCCTTGTAATCCTAATGGTAAATAATTTCCTAACCATTGAATTAATTCTTGTTGTAATTTAACATATTGAGATTCATGCCACTGGTATTGAGAAGTAGATGACCCTAATTCAGTTTGATATGCACCTAAATATGAAGATATATTATTTAACATAGTAGTCGCCAATTCAACATCTTCATCTGCTAAATAATCACCAACCATATCCCACCATTTAGGATAATCTAATCTGTGTGAAGCTGTTTCTACGTCTCCTGCTTCTATACCAGTTAAAGTTGAACCTCCCTGAATATCAGGTTCTCCAATATCATGCATTTTTTTTCTTACACATTGAATAGCAGCATAAAGAATAACTCCTCTTTCGTATTCTTTTGGAAAATTATCTATATCACCAGAATTTTGTGCATGTGTAACACTGCTATCACATGAAATATATTGTATTTCTCCAAATTCATTAGCATTTGGTGCTGGAAATATATATAGTTTACCATTTTTAATATAAAACTTAGGATCATATTTATTAGAATAATATATACTATTCTCATCACTTAAGTCATATATTC